ATAGTCGCAGTCGCTTCAATAGTCGCAGTCGCTTCAATAGTCGCAGTCGCTTCAATAGTCGCAGTCGCTTCAATAGTCGCAGTCGCTTCAATAGTCGCAGTCGCTTCAATAGTCGCAGTCGCTTCAAAAAACTCATATGTTTCAAAAAAACGAGAGTAAATGGTCTCTGCCATTTCTCTCAAAATGTCTTGCAACTCATCGTCTTCATCGGTGTTTCCTTTAACAAAGCAAAACGAACCTATAATGTCTTCTCTCGAAAAATCAATTTCATTTTGCAAACAGTGATGCAAAACATCATAGATACTGGTTTCCAATTCCCGATAATCGGGGTCTTGTGTATTTTCCAATTCCATTTTGTGTATTACGAGAGAAAACATTATATTGTTATTTCAATTTTTGTATTTTTATAATAAAATTGAAATAATTTAAACACTTTTTTCTCTCAAACATACAATCAAAATGACCTCCTCCCCACCAAAACAAACCACCACGTTCGAAACCCTTTATGGAAAAGACAAGAACGGCAAAGAAAAAACATGGCTCATATTCGTGGAAGAACACGAAACCATGGCGGTCATCATAACACAATACGGGTATAATAAAATGACCGAAAGCCGTGTTCAAGTGAATGCGGGTAAAAACATCGGCAAAAAGAATGAAACGTCGTTTTTCGAACAGGCCGTGGATGAAGCACGTAGCAAATGGAGAAAAAAACAGGACATTGAAAAATACGAGACACGAACCGCAACAGAATCGAGAACGAACTCGAGACCAGACCCACAAGAAGACGTTTCGAGAGAAACGGAACCCATTCTCCCGATGTTGGCACATGACTATAAAAAACATTCCAAAAAAGTGGTCTTCCCCTGTTTCATCCAACCCAAATTGGACGGATACAGAATGGTCTTCAACACCACCACCAAACAAATTACCACACGACAAGGCAAAGATTTCTCTATCGTTAGAGAAGCAGGGACATTATACGAAGAATTGATGTCGTTGCCAAGTGGGTATGTGTTGGACGGCGAATTGTTCCATCCTGCTCTCCCCTTTGAAACGCTGGGTATTTTGAGAAAAAAGAAGATTGAAGGAAAAGATGCTGCGATTTTGCGGTCGATTCAATACCACGTCTATGATGTCATTGACACTCGTCTCGCCTTTGTTGAGAGAACACAACTATTGTCTCGCCTGTTATTAGAACACTATACTATGGTGAAAAATGTGGAGACTCTCTCGGTTCAAAACGAAGATGAAATCAAGGCACAACACGCCATTTTCACTGCGGCAGGATACGAAGGCACCATGGTTCGCAAAGCGGATGGACTGTATAAAATAAAAAACAGAAGCACTGATTTGCTGAAATACAAGGATTTCATGGACGAAGAATTTGAAATTGTTGATTTCACGTTTGAACAAGATACGACGGGAAATGAACAATTTTTAATCGTGTGGATTGTCAAAGTATATAGTGGAAGTCAGGAGGTATTGTGCAATGTTCGACCCAAAGGAACAGAAGAAGAAAGACAGGAATTGTTCAAACAATGTCAGGCAGATTTCTCTCGGTTTCGAGGTAAAAAATTATGGACAAAGTTTTTCGAATACACTGCATTGGGTTCGTTGCGGTTCCCCACTACCAAAACCGAATCGTATGAGACTTATATTCGGGATGAACTTGTTTAATTAAGTTCGTCATTGATTTGCTGTTTGAGAGAATTGCATTTGTTTCGTATTTTGTCTGTTGTTGTAAGTATTTTATTTTGGTTGGGTTCTTGATAGTCAGGTATTTTTTTATTTTTTCTTGTTTTTTGTGGTGAATTCTTTTCTTTTTCTTTCACAATAGGTTTGGCCTTAAGTGGTAAAGGAACAGGTGCTTTGGGTGGCGAATACGAAGGTGAATGAGGTGAAAACACTTTTTGAGGTGGGGTAATTTCTCTTATGACAGGCAAAGCCAACTTGACAGGCGAAGCCCTTATAACAGGAGGTGATGCCTTTCTCGTTTTTGCGGCAATCGCTTTACCAACACATTTGGTCTTGTCCTTTTTGTCTTGAGAGAAACCTGTTTTGCATTTCTTATCATTGGGACCTTTGATGTAAAAATTGGGTTCTTCATTATAGGTGGGTTGTGCTCGTTTCATAGGCGAAGCAACCACAATAGGTGATGCTCGTTTCATAGGCGAAGCAACCACAATAGGTGATGCTCGTTTCACGGGCGAAGCAACCACAATAGGTGATGCTCGTTTCACGGGCGAAGCAACCACAATAGGTGATTCTCGTTTCACGGGCGAAGCAACCACAATAGGTGATTCTCGTTTCACGGGCGAAGCAACCACAATAGGTGATTCTCGTTTCACGGGCGAAGCCTTTCTGGTTGGTGGCGAGGCTCTTTTTACGGGTGAAGCCTTTCGGGTTTTACCAACACATTTTGTTTTGTCTTTCTTGTCTTGAGAGAAACCTGTTTTGCATTTCTTGTCATTGGGTCCTTTGATGTAAAAATCCTCCGTTTCATTCATAATAGGTTCTTTTAATCTAACTGCAGACGCCACTGCGACAGCAACAGCAGCAGAAGGAACAACAAGAGGTGAAATGGCAACATTCATTTTTGCAGCAGGCTTTTCGGCAGCAGGTTTTTTGACATCAAGTTTAGCGACACATTTAGTTTTGTCTTTCTTATCTTGAGAGAAACCTGTTCGGCATTTCTTGTCGTCGGGACCTTTGATATAAAAACCCTCCATTTCATTAACAGCAGGTTTTATTTTAACGGGTTCTAAAATAGGTTGAATAGGAAGAGGAGAAGGGGGTTTCTCTCGACTTCCCTTACTCATTTTCTCATTTTTAAGGGGCAGAATTTTAAAAACAGACGAGACAGTTTTCACAAAAGCATCCTTGACCGATTGGGGGTCATTCAAAAGTTCGGCAGCGAACCGTGTCGCCCGTTCCGCAATGACGGAACATTCCGTATCGTGTGTTTTGCACCACCGCACCTTTTCCAATAAATCGGTTAAATCCGCACGAACCTCAATATAGTGATCCATGGGTCGAATCAAATCATCAAACCAAGAAGTGAAATTACTTTTGACACGCAACACGAGAGAACCCGTCGCCATGACGGAGAGCAACCGATAAGCATTGACATTGCCATCCACGTGTATAATGTATTTGTATTTGCTTTGTTCCACATAATTCAAACGAGGGACAGAACGAATGCCCGTGTTCATCATACCCAATCCGTGAATGGGGTCGAACCGAATGGAATTGGAATCAATGGTGCCTTTTTCGGAGACAATACCCACATCCAAATCGGGGTTTTGAGAGAAGGTGGTCAAATGCAAACGCTGATTCGTTTCGGCCGTGTATCCGCAACCACTCGGTCCGCCACGAAAGACGGCCTTCTCAATCGTTTTTTTGCTCCAATCTGTGGTGAATTGAGAGATGTTGTATTTTGCCAATCCCAAACTATAGGAAACGTCGTCGTAATTGGGAATGGGAATGTCATAATAGTTTGTGCTACCCGACAAACTAAACACGGGAAGAAAATTAGCGGAATAAAAAGGCTCGGGTAAATGGGGGTTGTTTCCTCGAAACACGGGGAAAGGTTCCACCCCATTTTTATTTACTATAATGGCATCTGTTAAATTCAATACATAGACCCCCGCAGGTAGAACCATGTTTGCGACGAAGGTTTCGTATTCAGTGGAGACGGACGCACCCTCTTTGATTTTCTTCACAATACATTGCAGAATCCGTATTTTGTTTTTGTCGGTCAGCGTTTGGCGAATGAACGATTTTTGTTTTTCGCTGATGGTTTTGTTTTGGTTGAGTTTGTTCAATTCGCCTTCTAAAATATTCTTAAAATAGGGTGCAGTGGTTAAACATTCCAATTTGAAAAGGGTGGATTTTTTGCCATCCGAACACAATACATAAGAGGAATGATGCAAATGTTCCATCAAATACTGCAGGGTCGTGTTTAACGCAGGAATCGACATTTCCCATGGACCCGAATTGGAAAATTCGGTTGTTTGAATGTAAGGTGAAAACAATTGTTGAGCCTCGCTAAAGGTGTAAATTATTTTCATATTATAGAAACGTATATAGTTTCATGACATATTTATTCGCAGGACAAACAACATAAACGCAATAGGCGATATTTATGAAATGGTGTTCATTGGTCTATTGTTGGTTGCTCAATTAGTGTCGTCCCTTCAATTTCACAATAGGTATTGTGTTAAACGTGTTGCGCCGCCTCTTTCCGTTTTGATGAGCAAGGACAACAATGAATTGTTTCGCATCGACACCAATTTGGAGAAATTGACGGATGAAATCAAACAATTGAGAAAACAGAAACTCGATATTTTAAGCAACAAAAAAGGTTTGAAAATGGTGAATGAAACCGAAATCGAAAAGTTAAAAGTGAAAAAAGTCAAACGTGAAAGAGAAGACATTGACGATGAATTCGATGAAGATTTTGATTTGGAGGACGAAGACGAGGATTTGGACGAAGAAGAAGAAAGTTTTTTCCAAAATTTAAGCGGGTCAGGGATCCGTTTGATTTTTAAACAACCACAACAGCAGAAACCCACCGAAACCGACAACAAAAAGACGGAAAACTTTGAAGTCATCAGGGGTTCAAAATACAATTTCACGGACATTGGAGGCTATGATGTCATCAAAAGCGAATTGATGCAATGTGCGGACATGCTTACTCACCATAAAAAATACGCAAAATTCAATGTAAGAACTCCCAAGGGACTCATTCTGGAAGGACCCCCCGGAAACGGCAAAACACTCATTGCCAAATGTTTTGCGGGTCAAATCAATGTTTCGTTCATTGCGACATCGGGTTCGCAATTTCAGGAGAAATACGTGGGCGTGGGACCGAGTCGTGTGCGGGAGTTGTTTGCTTTGGCATCCGAGAACAAACCATGTATCGTGTTTATTGATGAAATGGATGCCATTGGACGAAAACGGTCGGCGGACGAAGGAGGACACAACTCCGAGCGGGATTCCACCTTGAATGAATTGTTGGTCGCCTTGGACGGTTTCAAAAGCACCTATGGAGTGTTTCTCATTGGGGCAACCAACCGTGTGGATTTGTTGGACAAGGCATTAACACGCCCGGGTCGCATTGACAAATCCATTTTCATTGGATTGCCCGACGCAGCGACCCGCAAATCCATTTTGCAGATTCACATCCAAGGAAAACCGCATGGAAAATCGGTCAATTTGGATGTCTTGACGGAAATGACACAAGGACTGTCGGGTGCTCAAATTGAGAATTTGTTGAACGAAGCCATGTTGCATTCCATTCGAAACAGCGAGACAAAAGAGGCGAAAATTGAAAAAACAGGACTGGATTTCATTTTCAACCGCATTCTGGTGGGAACGCAATCCACTGAAAATCTTTTCACGGAAAAAATGTTGTATCAAATCGCCATTCATGAAATGGGACACGCTATAGTGGGGGTCTTGTCGCCTGACTACAGTTCTCTCGTCAAGGTTTCTCTCAACACATGGTCGCCGAAAACACCGGGCTACACCCTGTTTGAAACAAAAGACAACGAAGTGGTGCAGAGCAAGAAAAAACTGTTCAATCATTTGTCGGTCTTGTTGGCGGGTCGTATTGCGGAAGAGGAGTTTTTCGGAGAATCTATTAGCACGGGGGCATCGCAGGATTTGGAGGAAGTGAAAAAATTGGCGTATTCTATGATTGTTCATTACGGGATGGGGTCAAAATTGTTTTATCCAAATGAGAGCGACAATGCAAAAGAGACAATTGACAGGGAGGCGGCGGATTTGGTGGAACGAGCCTATATGAAAGCCAAATTAATCATTATACATTCCAAAAAATTAATCGATGAATGTGCCAAAGTTTTAGTTGTAGATAAGATTTTAACCGCCGAGTTCATTCACAATAAAATTCGTGCGAGACACATGTATTTAACTGGAGGTAAGTAGAATAGGAGCAAAATATTTATAATAATATGATTTTATTATAAATTTACGGGTTATATTTTCACAATACGTTCGGGTTTCGTTTTTGTTGTTTTCTCTTGCAATAATTGTTTTTGAAGATTGCGTATGATTTCATCCCGTTTTTCCAATTCAGTTTTCAACAGTTGATGTTCTCTCATGATGTCCAAAATTTGTGAATGGTTGAGAGAAATCAGTTCGTCATTTGCACCAGAAAACACTATACCTCCCTGTTGCAATTGGGAAATGGTCTGCTGTTGTTTTTTGATAATGTCCAAAATCTGGTGCGGACCCAGTTGAACGGGAGGCTGCCCGGGTATTTCCAGCACAATGTTGCCATTTGCTTGTTGGAACTTTTCTTTTTCTCGGTTGATTTGTTCAATTTGCTGAAGAACATCGGGTTTCAAGGCAGGCAATCCCGCTTCGTATTGTTGCAAAAGACCGACAATTTCCGCTGTGAAAAAGTTTTTGATGGCGGTTTCGTTGAGTCGGCGAATAAATTGATCGACCGTTTTGTCGCTTTCCTTAACGAATTGCGGATGGGGATTGACTAACATAGTTCTTTTGTCGAAAGTATTGTGGTCATGAGAGAAAACCAAGATGGTTTTCAACGGGTCCAATTGAACGAAGGGTATAGTGTAATTTTTCAAGAAATCTCTTTCTTCTCCAATCGCCTTTTCATCGTCGTATTTTGTTTGCGCCAACAATTCCTTGCGAAAGGCGAATGTTCCTGCGGTTGCGTGATTGGGTCCATACGGACCGAACTGTATCATCTTTTTGAGGTCTCCAAAATAAACATAAATCTCGCTCGACCCCGCACATAACGCCGACGGATTTTTCAACAGGGTTTCCACCGCATGAGAAACCCGTTCGGGCGGGTAATAGTCGTCGTCGTCCAAATACACTATAATGTCTCCTTTGCACAATCCATGCATAAAGTTTCGTTTTTTGCCTAAAGTTAGTTTTTGGGGAAGGGTGAAATACCTTATTTGTTCAATGTTGGCATCCTGAATCAAATCGCCTATTTTATCTGTTCCGTCATCCACGATGATCCATTCCATGTTTTGTTTGGGATAGGTCTGATTCTTGAAACAGGCAAACAAGGTTGGGAAAAAAGGACGACGGTTGAAGGTGGGGGTGCAAATACTCACCATAGGTATTCCTCTTATGGGTTTTGTGGCCATTGACATTAGACATCGATTTCTTTTTATATTCATGCTTATGCAAACTCCTTTCCGTTTGAAAACTCATCCATAACAATTTGAGACAAATATTGTTCCATTTTTTCCTCTTCTTCTCTCGAAAAATAGGGTTTGGAAGCAGTTCTCTCGAAATGGGTTTCTGTGGTTGTGTTGCCACTACTTTTCGTCATACTTCCACTCATACTTTGCTCCAACATTTTTTTGTATTTGTCTGTTTGAGACTGTATAATGTCTTTTTTTTTGAATAAATACCCAGAACCAAATGTTTTCCACAAAACATGTAAAATACAAATACAAACAATAGAGACCACTATAGTAATCCCTGTTGTTTTTATGAATGACAGCATATTGTATTGTTTGGAGAATTAAGGCATTATTTTTTTAACGCATTTTCTTGTGTTTGCTGCGTCTGGTTTTCTTTCCGCCCATTGCTGGTGGGGGGACATCTTGTATCGGTTTTACTTCTTCTGGTTCTGTTTGTTTAACAACTGGTTCTGTTCCCAAAGGTTCGGCAACCTCCTGTGTTGGTGGGGTTTGAGAGAAAAAAGATCTAAAATAAGACATGGGTCCATCAAACCATCCGCCACCACGCATTTTTTTATGCATTTTTCGTGTTCTTTTCAACGCCATTATACAAAGGGGTGATATTTTTTTATGGTGTTCATAAAAAAATATTTCTCTCAAACTACCTAAAAAACATTATACGGCACGTTGTATTTGATACACCAATTCATACACTTTTGCATATTGTTTTTTATCAATTCATTGATTTTGTTGTTCTTGTTTTTTTCGTTGTTGCATTCTATTATGGTAATGGTCAAAAAAATGCTTTCAATTTGCTGTTGTCCAAAACAACTGTTGAATTCCTCTAATTTCATCTTGAAAAAATAAGAAATGGGTTTGTTCAAAAACCTTACGACTTTGAGAGACGGTGTGCTCACTACGCTTTCGTAAGGAACGGCGGCTACGCCTGTTGCAACGCTTACACAAGGAACGGAGTCCATGCTTTCCGCAACGCTTACCGCCATGCTTATGAAAACCCTTAAAAACACGGGATAAAATGCATCGCAATTTTCATATCGGAACCCCGTGCAAACTAAATACTTTTCGGAATTCGCATACCGACTCGTATCGGGTTTGGTAATATATACCTTTTCATAAAAGGAACTCAACAAGAACAACAAATCTATGGTGTGAGACAAAAAGAAATCGAATATTTTCAAAACAAATGTTCCCCTGTGTTTTTGCATACAAACGGCAAATGCAATTTGCGCAAAAAGAAGTTGCCCAATGTCCTGTTCTTGTTCATTGAAATTTTCAGTGAAATCAAACCCGCCGTCCCCCGTGATGAATTCCATGGAGGAACGGTATTTCTCACAACAATAGACAAAATTATCAACGGACAAAATATCGCCCGTTCCATTGGCACCATTTTCTATGATGACATTGGGGTTCTCTTTTAAAAAGACATTGGATTTTTTCCATGACGGAATGTCGGTGCTGGTGGCAGAATCCTGCAATGTCATACCGACATAAACATCCAATGGATTAGAACGCAATGCTGCGGTTGCTTCAATGAAGCCGCCCGGTCCTTCCGCCAAATGGAATGTTTTGATGGGTGCGTCGCCAAAATTCATTCCAAAAAAAGAATAGATTTCAATCAATTTAAAATAGGAACGAGACAGGGGTTTGTATTTCGAGAGACATTTCTTTTTAGGAGGGCAGACGGTGTGGATGTATTCGTATGGATTGGTTATTTTCTTGTAAGTATCCCACTCTCGGGGGTATTCGTTGAGTTTTTCTTTGATTTCGAATAAAAATGTGTGCAGGGATTCGGAAAGACAAGGACCATCTGGTGTTTCCGTTATACTCTTTTTAATACAATCTAAATATTGGTATGCATTTGAATAATTATGAGGCAATAAAAAATATATCATCGTTATAAAACACTATAGGTATGTGTTTATACTTTTTGCGTTATACAACAAAATTGATTTAAACTTTACTTGAAACAAATACTATAATGGATTTTTTAAAAATGAGTAAATTAGATTTATTGGAAAAATGCAGTTCAAAAAATAAATTACAACTGATTGAAATGTTGAAAACAAATGAAGAAATAATTCCGCAAAACACAATAGAATGCAATGATTCTCCTCAATCATTGAATGCGATCGACCTATTTTGTGGATGTGGCGGAATGTCAAAAGGTTTAACTGATGCAGGGTTAAATGTAATTGCTGGAATTGATATTTGGGACAAAGCAGTGAATAGTTATAACCAGAATTTTGAACACAAAGCCTATTGTGAAGATTTGACACAATTGCCACCTGAAAAATTCAATGAATTATACAACAAGGAAAATAAAACGGTTGACATTTTAGTAGGGGGGGGCGCCTTGCCAATCCTTCAGTATTGCGGGTAAAAGAGACAAAAATGACCCACGAAATGCTTTGTTTATGGAATACGTTAAATATCTTGATTATTTTAAACCCAAAGCATTTATTATGGAAAATGTAATTGGAATACTTTCAAAAAAAACAGAAAGCGGTGAAAATGTTATTGACATTATTATGGAAAAATTGAATAAAAATTACAATTGCATTATTAATAAATTGTATGCAAGTGATTTTGAAGTTCCACAAAACAGAAGACGAACAATCATAATTGGTGTCCGTAAAGATTTAAACATTGTTCCAACAGAACCCGAAAAAATTATTAAATCAATACATGAGAGAATTCCTGTAAAAAATATATTAATACAAAAAGAAGATGTTGAACCAAAATATTATTTAAGTGAAAAGGCATTGACAGGAATAAAAAATAAAAGAGAAGCCAATATAAAAAAGGTGCAGGTTTTGGTGCTCAAATGTTGGATTTTGAAAAACCGTCATTCACAATTCCAACAAGATATTGGAAGGATGGCTATGATGCCTTGGTAAAATACAGTGAGACTGAAATTAGAAGATTGACTATTTTGGAACTCAAGAGAATACAAAGTTTTCCAGACAACTATATTTTAGACGGTTCAATCAAAGACAAAATAATGCAAATTGGCAATGCGGTTGCATGCAGGTTTGCGTTTCATCTTGGCAATTACATAATCAATACTCTTCAAACACCAAATCATCCCAAAAACTCGCCCCTCTAAATTGTGAATAATTACGACTGTTTCCTTCATACATGCCACTATCAAATATAATTTTTTTATTTTTGATACATTCAATGAAATGGCTGAAATCAAATGGTTTTCCAAAACAAATATTTTCATATTTATTGTTTATTTTTTTACACATAAAGAAGCCTTTTTTATTGAATTTATTTTCAATGTGTAATTTCAGTTTTTCTGCTTTCCATAAAGCAATAACAATATCGTCTTTTTGCAACAAGGAATGACAACCCTTTTTTATTTCTCTTGTGTCTTTGGAAAAAGAATAATAAATAATTATGTCATTGTCGTCTGTAATGGTTAATATTTGCCCATTTGAATTCCAACAATTGTATGACGGAACACAAGACCCCGACCATGAATATCGGTTGTTTTTAATTGGGTTTGGATTTCCAAAAGTCATTATAAATTCCTTTTTGCTGAATTTTATTTCGTTTGTTTAGTCGTTCAATCTGTTTATACTTTGTCTTTTGTTATGTTTTGAAAATATATATTCACTTGCACTAAAATCACCCAATGTTGTTTTACTTGAATATTTTTTCATTTCGTAACCATAAATATCAGGTTCGTTTTTTGCATTGTGTTTTATTCCCATTTTTGTTTCTAACCAATGTCCTTCTTTTCCTGAATGATTGATGTTTTTGTCATTGACGCATATATCAACACCTCTAATGTTATTATTAAACAATGCAATTATTTTTTGTTTATCGTCATCGTCGGTTTCTTTATTGGGAAATATCAATAATTCCATGTAATTATTTTTTCATATTTTTGTATTTCAATTTTTCTCCCTATTAGGGTAGGTAATCCCAACTGCTAAATTTCCTGTATTGAAAATGTGGAATTTTACAGTAAACATATCGTAAACTTACCAAAAATTGATTGAGTTATTTATTATTTTTTTCATTATACAATGTTGCTCGATTGGATTGACGAAACAAAACTGAATTATGAAGGTTTATCCGAAAATACACATGATGGTGCTTTGGCTTTGTTGTCAAATGTAATACGTAAAAATCCAAATGACGATAAAATTTATTGGGAATGGTTGTCATGCAATACAAATGACAGTGCTTTGGCTTTGTTGAGAGAAAACCCAGATAAAATTCATTGGGGGCAATTGTCTCTCAATCCAAATGAGGGTGCTTTGCAGATATTACAAGAAAATCAAGATAAAATTGTTTGGCGGTGTTTTGCAGACAATCTGTCTATTTTAAAAAAACAAATAACTCTTGTGTCTTGAAGTGAATATGTTTGTTGTTGAACACAATAATACTATGGTTCAACAACAACAAAAAATCAAACATTTTTTATTCTTCAATGGGTTTGAAATCCTTCATCACAAAATTGTCACGAATTTTTTTAGCTGGTGCTTTTGTCGCTTTTTTCTTTTCCTTCACCACTTCATTTGCCAGATTTTTAGGTGCCTCTTTAACAACCTCAACAGTCGGTTTTGCGGCTTGGTTGAAAATGTTTTTGAATAAATTCGCCGTATCCACTTCATTCACTTTTTTGAAGATAAAATACCGATTCAAAAACGAAATGAATTTTTCGTCTTCTTTCATTTCCGTCGCCTTTTTGTATTCGTTCAAATGCGGGTTCTGCTTCAATTCTTCCACCATATCAGCATAGATGTCCTTGAACAGCCCCGTTCCCCGTTTGAACTCTCCTTTCTTGGGTTGTCCGCTTTCAACGGCAGGTTGAAACAAGGCAAAACCATACGTCGCCATCAGTCTCTCGAAATATTCAAAATTCACCAGATATTCGTCCATCGCTTTCCCGATGGAATCCTGAAAGACCGAAATCGTATAACCCAGACTGTTTTCGTCGCTGGGGAACCCCGTTTCATCATAGGATTTGGTAATCTTGAAGACAACGTCCCTTTCGGCATCGGCGTTCTCTCGTGTCAAAACAATCCCCTCGTCTTTCTTGTATTTTTTCAATTGGTCAAACACCAATTGACCGTCGTAGGTTGTCCCGATGAAATACCCGCCCAATTGTGTGCATTCCGCCACGTTTCGCAAAAACCCGTGCAACGTGTTTTGATTCTTGAAGAAATAGTGAATGGCGAACTGACACGAACTGATTTGAAACCCGTTCTTGGCAATGCCATTGTATTTTTTCCCGAAATCGTATTGTTGCCCCACCGTGGCAAACAGCGAACGTGTAATGTCTTTCTCTTGCGGGGTCGCAACGGCGTCTCCCGACCGAATGTGTTGCGACGAATCACCCACAACAAACACTGCCCGAAACGGCGATTTCATGTTTTGTTCGTAATCCTGTAAATAACGCACACACGCCCCATCACGTTCATTCACTATATTGTCCCTGAAAATATCAATGCCAAAGACGAATTCCAAACCAGAATGAATCCATTTCTTCAAATCGCCGCCCTTGCCCACTGCGTAATCAATCATGGTCTTGTTTGCGTTCAAGTGAGAGACCACATTGATGAGTCGGCTTTTCACAATGTTGTGGAAAATACGCAACGATTTCGTATTGTTTTTCTTGGACTCGGGGTTGTTGTCATAATAGATTTCAATGTCATCCTTGGGTATATTGTTCCCCGTCATCAAAATGTCTTTGGACACGGGCGAATGAATCGAATGCCAATTGTTGTTGGCGACGTGAAATGCATTGCCGTATTCTTTTTGACCCGACAGCAATTTCGCCGTCTTGTCGTTTCGCAAACGAATCGGTTTCCACCTCCATGGATTTGCGGGATAATCTCCCGCCAAGTCGTATTTGAATTCGACAATCATTTTTTCATCAAACACATCCCCCTCTTCCGTTTTCATCACCCATTTGTTCGAGTCGTCTCGTTGCATAGGGACAAAACACAAATACGAGAGCGGGTCAAACGGATACGTCGCTTTGAACAATTCGGCATTATAGGCATCATTATCGGCTTCGTAATTCTGGGTTCGCCCAGCAAGTTCGCCTTTCGCCAATTGCAGGACGTCGTTATACGGATTCTTGTGTCGTTTGTCATTTTTGTTGTATCCGCAACGCAATTCGATGACTTTATAGGGCGTGTCCATGTCCATGTTGGTGAAATCTTGCCCCCCCGTGAAATTGGATTTGATCATACAAGCACCGTTTTTGTCTTTGAGGCACGAGACATAGAAATCGATGGTGTTGTATTCGGCGGGTTTCCATTTGAAGGATTGATTCCATGTTGCCCTGAAGCCATTTCGGGGGTCAATGGGAATGCCCAAATGACACGGTGTGAAAATGAGACCGTCGGTATTGTATCGCAGAAATTCACTGTTGTTCAACACGGCGGAACAATTCTCAAACAGGCTCCCTTCAATATAGAAGTCCTTGACGTCAATGAGGAATGAACATTTGTCGGTTTGAGAGAGGGAGGCATTCAGTTCTCTAATGCGTTGTTTCAAAAGAGTGTATCTGTATTTTTCTTTTTTGTCATCACTTGCTAAACGAATGAATTTGTAATTGCGAACGGCGGTCATCCCCGTTTGGGTGGTGTCGGCATCGTCTCCCGTTTTCTTTTGTTGATGTGTAAAATATATGTCGAATGCCATGTATTGATTGATATAATTTCCCGTTTTATCATACAAAATATGTTCCCCATCAATCAAGGTTCCATACAAATCCTTGTTCAACGTGGTTTTCCCAGTAAAGGCGACATTCATGTTCATGTCAATCAAATAGATTTTTGCGACCGAATATTTCGCCGACGGACAAACAAAGAGCATTTTACGTTCGCCATCCGCCTTGTCCGTGACGGAATAATTAGACAAAACATTGATTTTGGATTTTTGCAGTAAATTCTCGATTTGCAGGGTTTCCGATGACGGACCGAAAAAGTCAGTGGGTCGAATGGAGCGTCCGTTGTATTTTTCCGTTTTTTCCATGTGAATCAAATTCATATATTGAACCAACACGTGGTCTTGTTCCACATATGAAAGCGGGAAATTGGTGGATTGCAGACCCGAGAGAACAATGTGTATGCCTTTTCGCAAACTCTGTAAAATCGCTTCCCTGCCTACTGCGCTACTACTGGTTGCTCCGAGTCCCTTGTTGGACAATTCAATTTCAATCTCATAGTGGTCGGGATTGTTAAACACGTTGGCCTGTTGTATGGTGTAGGTCGGAATCAACACTTGCCCACTTCTGTCCTTTTGGTTGGTCTTCACAATACTCATGTCGATGAAAACGGGCAACGTTGGATGCGAAAACCTATAGCGTTTGATGAAACGAAAGGTTTTCTTGACATTCTGCCAATTCTTGATGGACTCTTTTGATTTGGGCAAAAAGAGTTGGAAATCCTCCTCCATCTTGTAAGAAACACGATAGTTGTAATCGCTGAATTTGACGGGCTGAATCATGCTGCCCGCATCGGCCTCGTTCATCAGGGGCGCCATCTTTTGCGTGAATTTCATCATATTTTTGGCTCTCTCGAGCGAATCGTCCATTATTTTTTGGATGTCATTATACATGCAATATTTTTGAATCAAATCCAGACCCCGAATTTCCAAACGAGTGTTGGACGATTTCAACCATTCCTTTTTCCCCGTTTGTTTGATGGGTTCGGCTTCAGTAATTCTCAAATAATATTGTTCGGCGGGTTCTTCTAAACTTTCTTCCAAGACGAAGCCACTCGCCCGTATGGTTTTCACGACGTTGTCAAAGTCAATGCGAGTAATCGCCTTTTTTGACAAATTGTCTTTTCTAAAACGGTCGTCCATGGCAGGTTCAAAAATGCCGAAACGAACTTCCAGTTCGCTTACTTTGTCTTTTGTTGAAGTGCTGATGTTTTTTATATACAATTCAATCATCCGTTTCAACGAATTTGCATTGCCAACATCCATTATATAATAATGATATATGTTTCTATTTTCTTTATCAATTTTTATTGTATAACCACTCTTTTGTAAGAACAAACAGGGCTGTTTCCAACAGCAAATACAAGTCCGCTTTTTTTTGTTTGGCGTCGCACTTCACGTTCGCCTTGGTCGCCATCTCTTGCAAGTCGCTGACTTTGTAATTCCCCACGGATTTCAGTGGTTTCCCGAAGAATTCGAGAGAAATATGTGTCTCGGCGTAATTCGGTGTAGTAGTGTGTTCTTCGTTTTCCATTTTCAATCCATATCGTTTTTTCGTGTCATCATAGATAATGTGTATGGTTTTCTCGGTGGTTTCGGTCGGTTTGATTTCTAAATAGGTGTATTTGTGAAACAGCACGATGGACGTCTCGTGAAAGGCGGAATAGGCAAACAGCACAGACAAATTGTTGGGACTGATAATCATGAGGTCGGACAATATTTGTTGGGTTTTGGATTGGGTAATCTTGTGATTGAATGTTTTCATGGCTTTCGGGTTTTTTTGAATCCAGTCCATCACTTTTTGGTTTTCAGACAATTCGAGCGTTCTCTGTTTTCCTTTGGGCAAAGTGAGATAATCGTTCATACCATGGAGAGAAATATAGAGGCTCCAAAAGAGGCTGTTTTGTTTGTCGGGAAAATACAGATCTTTTTTGCAGGGCAATGCCACGATGGGTGGTGGTCTCTCGACTGTGGGTGGTCTCTCGACTGTGGGTGGTCTCTCGACTGTGGGTTGTCTCTCGACTGTGGGTGGTCTCTCACCAAGAGGACTCTCTTCGATTACCCTCTCTGCGACAATCGGCGATGGTCTCTCAACAATGGGCGCAATATTCACTATAGTGATTGGTTCCATTTCTCTCAAACTATGTTCTCTCAAACTATGTTCTCTCAAACTATGTTCTCTCAAACTATGTTTTCTTGAACCGTGTTCTTCTCTCGAACTACGTTCTTGAACAAAGGACTCAACCTCTTTAATGTTGGCGTTGCATTCATTATACATGTATTGTTTCAATTTGTCTAATTTTTCCTTTGTATCAAATTTTTCCACGGGATAAAAAATTTCATACATCAATGAATTCATTTCTAACTGTATTACCATGTCAATTTGGGTTTATGTTGATTTTTTTATTTAGTGTGTCGGGTCTGGCCCAATTCATTAGACAAAGAATGTCTTCATCAGTTCCTTCTTTTCGCTTTCTATGGTGTTTAATGATTTTTCCTGCTGTTCGATGTATTCAATGTATTTTGACAATTCTTCCAATGTTTCCTCGTTCAAACAAGACATGTTAATCCACGTGCCATTTTTGTTTTCGTTGATGTTTAAATTTGGGTTGTTTGTTTTGATCATTTTCAAAATTTCAATGTGTTGTTGTTTGTCCATTTTTTCTATTTTGATTTTCATCGTTTCGTGGTCAAAAAACTTGGGTTGTTGCATTTCTTCCATTTTCTATTGTGTGTTGTTGATTGTTGTTTTTATGTGTTTTTCTCTCGAAAGTGAAAACAACATAAACACTTTTGGGGATATTTCGTATAATGGAAGAAGCAAAGCAAGAAAGAAAAACCAGAAGGCAAATTATCGAGGAAGATATGTCTAATCGTAAAACAGAATTAAAATGTTTATTGCCAAATTACATTCAATTTTGCAGTAATAAAATTATTGAAGTTGAAAATAAAACATTTTTATCAATAAATGAAATTTATGGACAAATTATTTTTACTGATTTTTGGGAACAAAATGAATACAGAAAAAAAATAAAACAAGAAAATAATTTTGTTCAAGAATGCAATTATTCATATCAAAATATACGCCATAAAAATGGTTGTCTTTTAAATAAATGTTTAAATGTTGATATTAATCTTTTGATGAATGAAATAACATACCCTTCCACATCACAAATACAATCACCTTTTATCGTTTTACAAATACAAAAAAAACAAACTAATCAATTTTATTGTGATGATTATTCACAAATATTAAGTGATTCTTTTGAAAATTTTGATTGTAGTATGATTGACAATTGCAAGTTTAAAATATGCAAGTCACAAGATGACATGCATTTTTATTTTGTTTTGTTTTTTATTGACAAAAATTTATATCCAACCGATTATGAATTTAATGAACCAACTAAAATACATTGTTTTCAGTTAAATAACGTTATTCATCAAGAAAAAACATTTAACATTTTTTAAAAAACAGACAAAGAAAATATAATGTTTAAAAATATTTCATATGATGAAAGTCAAACAAAAATTAAAAAAATTCTCGAAGAAACACAAAAAACAAGTGTTCATACACAAATTATTTTAACGGATGAATTAATTCCAGAATTTATTAAATTTGAAGATGAAATAAAAGAATTCAAAAAAACACAAGAGGAAATGTATAATGATATACAAACAATAAAAAATAATACAAAAAAGTTGGTGGAGTTGATGGTAATTTCTCTCAAACACAATAGTGAATTTGTCAACAATAACCACCTTATTTAAAAATCCCCCTCAATTTGTCGGCAAATGTTTGGTTGGGACTGATGGTTCGAACCGTTTTGATTTTATTCACCACATCTTCATACGACAAATCGGGGTATTTTGTGTGCATCCAATATATAATCAGGCTGGCAGAACGACTTCGTCCCATCAAACAACATACCAATACTGCTTCACCCCTGAGCAAACATTCGTCGATTTGAGGAATAACCTCTTTTGCGTATTGCATCATTCGGTCAGCAGAAGCGGAGTCGTCCTGCAAATCGATGAAATGATACATGACGTCTTCTAATTTCATATTTTCTTCTATTTCGAAGCCAATATGAAAAACATTTTGCACGCCAAAATGGTCTAATATGTCGGGTTGTGTGGATTGTTTGTTTCCCAAATACAAATGTTCATCAATTATCGCAATGTTATTCATTTATAATTATTCACTTTTTATGTTATTTGACGAATGCGAATAAAAAAACACAATAGCGCCGCCATCAATCAATCAATTCCGCCGTTGCAGTAATATAGGGGTCATTCAATTCATAACTGACACCTGACACAGCAACACGTATTTTTGTATCCACGGTTTTAATTGCAACGAAATTCGCATTTTCATAATTTTCATCTCGTGTAACAAAGACCGCAATAACGGGTTTTCCATTATAGACATATTCGGCTCGAATCCCCGCTTTGGTAATGGATTTAGTAATGCATTCGAATTCCATGCCTTCAAACGGCAAACAGATTTCACAACTGTAGGCGACTTGGAATTCCACTTTGTCCATGTTGATTTTACCCGCCGAATAAGAGACCACTTGAATGGAATAGGGAATGACCAATCCTTCGGCGATGCATTTGCCTTCCACTTGGTTCTCGATTTTCTTTTTCAAATTCCCCTGTATATTACCACCAATTTCTATGATGGACAACAAGACTTTCATCGACAACAAAGCCGACGTGAATGGATGCTGAGAATCTCGGGGTTGACTCATTATAGTGATTGATATATTAAGATACAAGATTTTTATATCAATTTTTATTTACGGGCGTTCATTTCATGGAATTGTTCGCAATTCAAAAACACCCTTTTCGTATCTTGGTTCCGCATAATTGTTTCTAAAATAACAGACAATTCGTATTTATCGAAATTACTGCCTCTTTTGACAATGGTTTCGGGGTATTGATTGTCATATCCCTGATTCTGCAAAAACTGATTGATGATTTTCACCGCAATGTCTCGATTTCCATTCGAGATGTAAGTTCCCTTTTCATTCGGCGTTTTCACTTTAAACACAATATCGTTTTTGAATTGAGTCATGAATCCAATCCACTCGTTCTCTTTCAAAAGCAGTTTCGGGAGAAAATTGGCCTTGAATTCTCTCAACATTGTGTCGTCATCTGCCAAGGCATTCTCCCACACCACCTTTTTTCGTTCGACCCATTTGGAATCCACAGAATACATGTATTTGTTGGTGTTGGTCTCTCCATCATACAAAACCACATATTTCTTAACTTTGCGAGAAGTGAAATAATCTCTAATGTCCTCCTCTGGAATCTCGTCCAAGTGTTCCAACAAAACGACCTTTTGAGAGAAAGGCATCGTGTCCAACAGATGATGAAACAGGTGTTTTTCGATTTCGGCATCGCTGATTTTATAAGTCGAACGGAGTTCACGCAACACGAAATGCAGGTTCTCGTGCCATGCTTTCCCCTTGACTTCCATCGTTTTCCCAAAGACATGTTGTCGCTTGGCAATAAGACCGTCCATAATCGTGTGAAACGAAACGGTTTCTTTGGGTTCGTTTGCGTCGAATTGCACCATGACCGCACTGTGTTTGAAATTGGATGGAATATCAATCGAGGTTTGTTTGTAATCCACGGGATTCATTCTCTCAAACACGGAGGCGTTCGTATCGGATATTTCCAATGGTTGAAACAAATAATAATTTTCTCGGTTGATGAGATTGCCCAGCCGTCCGTGATAGTCCATCAAATATTCGTTCTTGTCTTTGATCAAATGTGTCAAGGCATAATAGATTTGTTCAACAGGGTATTGTTTAGTCGCATTTATCGCACGAACGATTTCGTCAATGGAATACACAACCGCCTTTTTATCACGATAGATGGCTTTGATTTTTTCTACCAAAACCGTATTGTTGTTTTTCATAAAATCATTGTTATACGTGGTCTTGGTTACGGCGAGTTCGGGTGTTGCGGGGAAACATTTATAATGACAGTCCTCCATGTAATCGCAAATGTTGGAAAACGGTTTGTCGCCCATTTTGTAATCGATTTGCATTTGTTTGCCATTATACAGGGTTGATAAATTGAGTTTTACGGTTTGGTTCAAATCGGCGACGGACATTTGTTTTTGTCCTTTGTTCAAAATACAATCGACGGAAATCTGTTTCAACATGCGGTATATTTTGCCCAATTGAATCGCCTTCTTCTCCGCATACCGATAAATATACGTGTCGGCGGATTCTTGTTCGGGATGAATTGACTGCAGGGTGGAGTGCAAATAAATCTCCACACATCTCTCTTCCATCGGCAATTGACAATGACTCAGTGTGCGAACACCTCTCCCGATAATTTGTTCAATGCGGTTGAGCGTATACCACGAATCCATGATATGAATTTGGCGAATGTTTTTGAAATCCAACCCCTCTGACCCCGACGTGGAAATAAGAATGACCTTCACCTTTTCGCCGTTTTTGTTGTCTGGACTGGATGCGTATTTCACGTCGTCGGCATTGTTCGCCGAAAGATTGTCGTCTCCTGTAATCATCAAATAATTGTTTCCAGCGGGGTTTTGTTTGAGGAGATTTTTGTTGGCGGAATTGGAAGAATGGCGATTGAATCCCATCTCTTCCAAGGCCAACGCCAAGGGGACAATCCCGCCCCAAAGATAAAAGGCATACACCAACACTATACCCTTGGATTGGCGGATGCATTCGCAAATGGAATGTATTTTGGAACTGTATTTGTGAATTTCGGTGGGGGCAAATATATTCCCGTATTGTGTCGTTTTGTATTTAAAATTGGAAACTTTGTTTTCGTCGTAATCCATCACGCTTTTCAGTCCTATTTCACCAATGCACTCCTCGGGTTTGTCGGGGTTGGCGTTCGGGAACACGATATTGAGGGCTTGCAACGGTTTTTGCATCTTCTTATAACTGAAGGACACTATATCGTCTGTTGCATTTTCGTCCTCTGCATCTCCACCAAAAGTTTCTTCATTCAATGTATCCGTATTGTTCTCCTTGTTGTCGTTGAGCGGAAGGAGCAATTGATTGTATATGGTGTTTTGAAATGTATCCATGGTCGACATGTATAAATCCAGAAAACGAATGTGTCCGTTGTCGATTTTCGTGTTGAGTTTTTTGCCATTGAGTTGAACCGTGGGGTATTTCATGTTGAGAATGGAATGGGGTCGGATAGAGGGAATATCATTGGGGTAAATGCGGAAAGGGAAATTATAGGGATTCTCGCCACGGACAAACGAAATGTAGCCCGTCAATTTGCGAATCAGCAAATCTTTGCCGCCTTCGATGACAACGCCTTTTTTGGTTTGCGGTTCTTTGAATTCGCCTTTTTTGTCAAACACCTCATCGTTTCTGATTTTCTTTCTCTTGTCATTGATGTTCATCAAATTGGTCAAAAAGACGATTTCATTGAAGGAATTGTAAATGGGGGTCGCAGACAACAACACGAACCGCACGTTTTCCGCATGTTCGGCGATTTTTTGTATGTTGATGCCCGATTTTTTGTTGGTTTCGTTGTCGTTGTCGCTGGTAATACGTATATTGTGGACTTCATCAATGATAATCAGACGGTTGTTGAATTTGTTTCTTATTTTTCGTTGAAATACGGTTTCATCCTTGTCCTTCAAACCTTCTATTGTGTTTCCCAATGCACCATACCCATACACTTCATAGTATTTGTTTCTTAATTTTCGTATTTTATCAACAATGACCTCTTTGGTGTCATTCAGGTTGGGGTCGATTTCTTTCAGCAACGAATTGCCGATGCCCGTTGAAATCGACCATCGTTTTTCGCTGTTGGGGTTGAGACGAAATTCATCCACGAGTTTAGTCTCGTCGAAGAATTGTCTCTCGAAATTCTTTTGGACGTTGGGCGCACCGACAATGATGATTTTTTTGCGGATTCCCAATTGTTTCAAATAATATCTCATGTCTTCGGCGATGCTGATGGCGGTCAAGGTTTTGCCTGTTCCCACCGAATGATAGAGGAGCAGGCTATTATAAGGCGTCTGTTGCGAGAGAAAGTTTCTTACGAACAATTGATGGGGTAAAAATTCGAATTCTTTTTTGTTCTTTTCGTTTTCACACAGTTCCTCCGATTTGTTCTTTACATTGTGAATTTTGTTGTCAAATGGGATGTCATTGAACTCTTTTTTGGAAGACAATTTTGCGTTAAAATGGGGGTCGTTTAAATTGGGATACAATACGTCTAATTTTTTATTCGTTTCGTTTTTCAATGCATTGTATTCTTCCAATTCTGTAATGTGTCCCTTTTGTTCTGGTTTCGCCGTTTCGTTAAAGAGAGAATAAGCAGAAGCGGTTGCAGAAGCAGAAGCAGAAGCAGAAGCAGAAACAGAAGCAGAAACATTCTCTATCGTGTTTTCTCTCGAAATAGGTTTTCTCGTGTCGTTTGTTGCGTCTTTTGTCGAAACATTCTCTATCGTCTCTTTTGAGTTTTCTCTCGAAACCAGTTCATTCGGTTCTTCCTTTGCATAATAGATTGGTTTGAGAGAACCCATTTTTTCTTCTTTCACTGTGGAAAAAACTTCATTGAATGTCATTGGTTTTTCTATGGTGAATGTGGGTTTGGGTGTCTCTTGTATGGGTGTTGACTTAGGTATATTTATTTTTTTTGTCAATGATTTTTCTTTTGTCGCAGGTTGTTCGACAAGGACAGGTTGGGATGGGACACATTTTTTATTGATGCATCTTGTTTTGTTGGGACAACGACGACCGCATGGATATATTTTTTTTGTCTTTTGTAAAGGTGGGTTGAGAGAAGGAGCATTCACCAGAGGTATTTCATTCACGATAGGTATTTCATTTACGATAGGTATTTCGAGAGAAGGAGCATTCACAATAGGTATTTCATTCACGATAGGTATTTCATTTACGATAGGTATTTCGAGAGAAGGAGCATTCACAATAGGTATTTCATTCACTGGCTGGTCAGGAGAAGAAACAACAGGGATGCACATTTTCACACCATTTTGAAGAACCTCTTGTGTGCCACGGGGGCATCTCTTGCGAGTCCCCTTTTCTTCAGGAACAATATCAAACACCCATACTTTTTTATCATTAATTATTTGCATAGTGCCTTTGGTGCAAACACCCCTTCTTTTTCGTGTTCCTTTTTCACACTTTTTTTTCAAATCTTCCATGTCGTTATAATAAGTTTATACTATTATTTATCAAATAAGTTGGCAAATTTTGTATTTGGTCAAACATTCATGAATGTTTTTAAGCAACCGTTTTTTTTCTAAATTGTAATGACGAACACAAGACAAACATTCATCGATTTTCTTCCACTCTAATTTGCTGACTTCGGTCTTTTGATAATTCCCATTGTATTTCAAACTGTCTTCATAGTCAATATAGGTCAAATAATATTTGTGTTTGTAAGACTTATAATTGGAACCCATAAAAATCTCCTCAAATGGAAAAATGTTTTGGAAATTTTTCAAGTGTTGAACATCATAACCTGTCTCCTCCCTGAATTCACGCAATGCACAACCATAGTCCTTCTCCTTGTAATTCCGCCGCCCCTTGGGAAAGCCCCATTCTGGTTCCGTCCAGACGATGGATTCGCATTCGTCCAAGATGGTTTCGAGAGAAAAAAACGCCTTTTCACTCGATACGCCTTCTCTCAACTGTTCGAATTTCTCCTTGGAGACAATCTCCTCCATCTTGTATTGGTTGCACAGGGGTTTTCCCCATACGATTGACCAAATCTCATCAAACGTTTTCGTCCGCAAATTGTGTTTTTCTTCTGTGGTCATTTGTTTGACCATATTCACAATATAGTATTTGTTCTGCAGGGAATATTTCCCCCTTAAAAAATCGATGAAACCCAACGTATCTCGTCTGCGAATCATCAAATACTCGGGTTCGTTTTGGGGATTGATGCGAAACAAAACAATGCCGAAACTGGTGATGGGTATTTTGCATTGGCTAAACATATGACCTTCTTTTCCGCAATTGTTGCAATAATTGATTGGTTTGGAACACTCCATAATTCTACACTATAGTGATTTGTTGCCCAGACTTTATTTCATTTTTTGCCGTTTTTGATAAGTCATATAAATATTATTATCAAACAATAGCAACGAGAGAGAATGCAAACAACATATGATGAAATGATAAGCAACATTTGGGAGGACTCAACCTTTTGCGATTATTGGAAGAGAATACCGAGAGGTGTGGATTTTGAATCATTGGAACTCTATTTTGTCGATTTCATTATAGAACATTACGAAAACAACGAGGTGTTTATACAGTTGATGAATAAAATGAATCCTGATGGTTCAACACCCTATTCGAAAAACTATAATTATGAAGGTATTATTGCTGTAGCGTTGGCTATGTTATGGGGTTTTACCATGATTCGAGGCTATCCACCCCATTTTTGGAAACTTGTAAGACACTGTTATTCAAGGTGGCAAGGACCCACCTATAATGAAAAACTGTGGGAATTTCATCGCAGTGTTGAGAAAAAAGTGTGGGAAACATATTTTTCACGCAATCATTATGTGTTGAAATGATCAATATTCTTCGGGTTCAATCCAAAATCCTTTGATGACCCCCACCCGTTTCAAACGGGGTTCATCATAATTCAAACGAAAAAAGGATTGATGAAAAAAGAAATGTTCAATGCCTTTCAACATTTCGTTGACACAAGAAATCATTTCCCCCACGGAATACGATTGCAAGGATTTTTTACAAAAATCGTCAATGTGTTCCTGCATGAATTCCATTAAATCGTTGCTGTCGCTAATGCCACTTCGTTTACTATCACTATCGGTTCGCTCAGTCTCTTCTTTGAACCAATCACTATAGTGTTTTTGTTGATCAAACAAATAGTCTTTAAGAGAAACACAAATGTTTTCCGTATATGAAAGCGGAATAATTTTGGTGTGTGTGTTTTTTCTGTCATAGCCGGTTTGAAAGGTTTCAATAATGAAATACATTCGGGGCATGGTTACATTATAGGTTGTTTTTATTGATTCAAAAAAAATTGAATTTGTTCTTGAAGTTTGAAAAATCACAACCAAAATGACGACTGACACGATACAAAAATACGAAACAACAATGAGGCGCATAATTATCGGGATAGGGGCGATTGCATCTTTATTTTATATTGTATTCATTATACAATATGAAATAAAATCACTCCTGAAAGTGGAGTGGATTGAATTAGATGATTGGAATCAATTCATATTTTTGTTTCTTTTTCTAAAAATCAATTTTAACTTTTTGATGTGTTTTGAGTCATTGTTTGCATTGTGTTTTCCTTCTCCTGCCGAAACAAAAATAACAAAATTTGAAAAAACACAAAATGCATTTGCAATCACGTTTTACACAGGGTTGTTTTATATGCACTATAGTGATTGTCGATTGAACCCGTTGTTGCAGAGCATCGTTTCCTTTGAAATCAATGCATTTTTCTTCATTTGGAAAATCATTATAGGGTTGTTGGTAATGGGTGCAATGGCGTTCATTGGTTTTCTTATCTTTACACATCAACCTGACGGAAACACACCTATTGTTCTTGCAGAAGCTTACGTGGTTGAAGAAGAACCGAATATAATACAAGCCGTTTTGGCACAGTAATGTCTAATCGCATTTTTTTTATTTGTCTCTAAAACAGTTTCAAACTTTGTGCGGGAACTCCATCCACTGTCAATTGAACATTGGCACTGTAATTGGAGAATGCTTTGACTGAAGCAGGTTTGATTTTATAATAAGCCGCAGCAGTAGCGGGGTCGGTTGCGGTCGTCCATCGTTGAAAATTTGACAAATAAATGTCGCCACTGCCGTATTGAATCGACCAATTGTTGTTGGTGCCACACGATATGGTGGGAATGCCGTTCAGTTGCGTCGAAGTAACCAATTTGCCGTCCAAATAACAATCCACGATAGTTGCATTCACGCTGACCAAGACATAGACCCATCGTTGAATGCCGAAATTTTGTGTAATGGGGATGACCGTGGGGGAACTGGTGGGATTGCATGCGGAAACGGCGGTATTGACGGTGCAGGTTAAAGTGGGGGTGCTGTTGGGCAAGTCGAGAGAAAAGTGTGTTTTGTCGGCGGTGGAACATTTAAACAAATTGGTGGGTCCTTGATTCCACGTGTTGATATAGACCCAAACACCATAGGTGAATATAGCCGATTGTTGGTTGGCAACTGTCGCAACAGGCGGGTTGTTTTGGTTCAACCACAAAGAAGGGGACAATGTGGTTACGGGGGAGAAATAATAAATATAGACCAAATACAACAACACTATGATGATTACTCCTAAAAATATAAGAAACAGTGTATTCATTGTTATATATTGATACAAGAAAAAAAGGGGGTTTTACTAATACAAAAAAATTATATAAATAAAAACCGACGGATAAAGTATATAATGTCTGGAAGTGGTGGAATATTGAATTTAATTGCTCAAGGGAGCAACAATGTTTTTTTAACAGGAAATCCCAAGAAAACCTTTTTTCAAACAACTTACATGAAACACACCGATTTTGGAATGCAGAAATTTCGTATTGATTATGATGGGTTGCGAACTTTGCGACTGTCTGAGCCTTCTGTTTTTAAATTCAAATTTCCAAGATATGCCGATTTGTTAATGGATACATACGTATCAATCACGTTGCCCGATATTTGGAGTCCTATTTATCATCCATGTAACGAGACCAACCAAACATGGTCTTCGTATGATTATCGTTGGATACAAGACATTGGACTTCAAATGATTACGGAGATTGAACTGACCTGTGGCAGTGCAACCCTGCAAAAATACTCGGGTGCCTATTTGTCCGCCATGATTCAGCGTGATTTCAATGCCGATAAAAAAGAACTATACAATACCATGAGTGGCAACATAGATGTATTGAATGACCCCGCCAATGCATCGGGTCGTGCCAATTCGTATCCGTCGGCGTATTTTACGACCAATGTGAATGGAGCGGAGCCGTCCATTCGGGGGAGAACACTATACATCCCCATCAATATGTGGTTTACGTTGAATGCGAATTGTGCATTTCCTCTGATTGCCCTTCAAAACAACGAATTGTGGTTGAATATTACGATTCGTCCCATTCAAGAGATGTTTAAAATAAGAGATGTGTTTGACCCCGGAAACAATTACCCCTACATTCAACCCGATTTCAATCAACAGCAATTTCAAATGTATCGTTTTTTGCAAACCCCGCCCAGTGTGACGATTTCCCCCGAGAATTATGACAACACGACATCCATTTGGAATGCCGACGTTCATTTGATTTCCACCTATTGTTTTCTCTCAAAAGAGGAGCAATTTAAGTTTGCCAATGCCGAACAGGCGTATTTGATCAAAGACGTTTTCACGTATCAATACGAAAACATTGCGGGTTCAAACAAAGTGGAACTCAAATCGAACGGCATGATTTCCAACTGGATGTTTCATTTCCAGCGAAACGATGTCAATATGCGGAACGAGTGGAGCAATTATACGAATTGGCCATACGAGAATTTACCCGGCGACATTGAACCCGCCCCCCAGACCGACCCCAACAGCCCCTTTTTCAATGACAATCAAGACAATTTGGGTCCTCTGTTGGACATCAACGGCGACAACACAGGTTATTTTATTACGGGGAATTACAATTCGGACAACGTGAAGAACATCATGCAGACCACGGCGATTGTTTTCGACGGGTCGTATCGTGAAAATACCCAACCACGTGGGATCTATGATTACATTGAGAAATACACGAGAACACCCGGGTCCGCACCCGAAGGACTGTATTGCTATAATTTTTGTTTGGATACTTCGCCATTCAAATACCAACCGTCGGGTGCCATCAATTTGAGCAAATTCCGCACGATAGAGTTTGAATTCACCACGTATTTACCCGCTATTGATACGGTGAACAGTCAAGTCTCGGTGGTTTGCGATGCGTCGGGAAACCCAGTTGGCATTTACAAGCAAAATTGGAAATTATTTAATTACAATTACAACCTGACTATTTACGAAGAAAGATACAATGTGTTGTCTTTTATGGGTGGCAATGCGGGTATGCTTTTTGCACGATAGAATGCAATGATACTATAATGTTCTTTGAAAACTATAGTATAAAAAAATGATTCTTTTTTTTGTTTCTCTCGAAACACACAAAATGTCCTACAATCTTCGCCCACGCAAACCTGAAGAGCCTCCTGCTCCCGCTGATGCTTCAACAATAAAAACACCAAAAGCAACAAAAAATATGGATTTAGCAACAGAAAATATGGATTTAGCAACACAAAATTTGTATGACACAATAAAATTAAAAGTGAATGGTTTGCTTGATTCTATTCGAACCGAAACGGATAGAACAAAAAAAATCCTTAGAATGGAGTTGCTTAAAAATTGTATGATTTTATTATTCAATACGGCAATTACAATCCAGTTCTAATTGAGAGATGCAAAAAATTAACCAGACATTATATTGAGACGTATGAATTGATAAAATATGATATTGTTGATTATTGTTTGGAACAGGAAAAAATGAGTGAATTGCTTACATTTGAAAATAACTATAAATATTTAAAAAACTTGCCATAAAACCCTGTTTTATTTTTACTGTAAAATTAAAAACCAACTTTTTTTATGCATTTTTGTAAAAAATTGATTCTTTTTGTATGTTTCTCTCGAAACACACAAAAAACAAACGATGGAAAACATATCATTGCTCATGGTGGAAACGGACGGATTGAATATAAAGTGGGTGGATGTCCAAACACCAGAGATTGCCTTGGCAGCAGTGAAACAAAACGGAATGGCACTGTATGATGTGTTGGAACAAACACCAGATATTGCCTTAGCGGCAGTGAAACAAAACGGTTTGGCCTTGCCATATGTCGCAGAGCGACCATTATGTTTTTCCGTGGGTTCGCCTTCTGCTTTACAAATTTCGTCTTTCACATCTTCAAATAAACAAAAGGAATATGAAAAAGTAAGACCATCGTAGGTGAAATTCCTACTATTGATTTTACATTTTTTCTTATTTTAGCGTCTATAATGGGCGTTTTAAATGAGAAAAGGTGTAAAATACTGTATCATTTTATTGTTGAATATCGCCATTTTAACGCACATACACTTTCAACCTGCAAAACACTAACCGAAACATATTTAATGAAATACAAAGAATTCAATCCCACAATCATTCAATATTGCATTGAAAATAAAAAATACAAAGAATTAGAGACATTTCATATTCATTCTTCCAATTTACAATCTATGGTCTAATTTTAAACAAACCCTTTTTTTATTGACACAAGACAATATGTATATAAAGAAATTGTCAAATAACTTTATACAATGAACAAGGAAAACAATGTTCTAACCATAAAAACGGTTCAAATTCAGCCTATTCGAAATATGATTACAGCACTCAAAGACATTTTAACCGATGCAACCATCACTTTCACGGCGGACGGAATGAAAATACTCAACTTCGATAAAACCCACACTATATTTGTGAATGTCAATTTATACGCCAACCAATTCGAAGAATTCATCTGCATTCCCGAGAAAATCATTATTTGTGCCAACACACAACATTTGTTCAAGGTCATCTCCACTATGTCCAACGACGATATTTTGTCCATTTACATTGAAAAGAATGATTATCACGATGGTATAGTGTCCGAGCTGGGTTTGCAATATGACAACGGAGACATCAAACAATGTTATAGTCAAAAATTGCGTTTGTTAGACCCCGATACAGAAGAGATGGTGATTCCCGAAGTGAATTTTTCGACCATCATCAATTTGCCGACTGCCTATTTCCAAAAAATCATTCGTGATTTGAATGGAATTTCGGACAGAATAGAAATCAAATCCGTGGGCAACGATTTGATTTTTTTCTGTCAAGGACCCTTCGCCAAATCCCGCATTTACCGTTCGGCTGCGGACGGTTGTTTGGAATTCGTTCAAAAACCCGAGGCATCGGTGGTTGTGCAAGGCGAGTTTTCTCTCAAAGCCCTTTCCAATTTCATTAAATGTTCGCCCCTTTGCACACACTTGGAGATTTATTTGGGGAATGATTTGCCGTTGGTGGTGAAATACCACGTCGCCTCGTTGGGGGAAATCAAACTGTGTTTGTCGCCCTTGCCCCCGAGTGTATAAGCGAGACGAAGTTAGAGCGACCTTTGGTAAAGCGAGACGAATTTTGCGAATGTGTATATAATGACATTATAGAGTTTTGTCATTATAAATATTTGTTGCGTTTTTTTGAAGCATTCCTATGGTGTTTTTTTTATGCTTTTTTAATACGTTTTGTCTGTTTTTTTGAACTTTTTTTATTGTGTTTTTTTGAACTTTTTTTATTGTGTTTTTTTGAACTTTTTTTATTGTGTTTTTTTGATGCTTTTTTATTTTTACCTCCTTTTTGTTTTTCTTGTTGTATTCTTTGTATTCTTTGTATTATATTAAAAACCTCACTCTTTTCTTTTTCTGTTAAATCAATACCGCTAATAATAATATCGTTGGGGGTACTAATTAATTCATATTCATCCTCAGGTATTTGTTGCAAGGCTCTTTCAACATTTGAAACTGATTCAACATCTGGTGTATTTTGTATTTTTGTTTCATTTTTTAATAAAGAATACCAACATTCAAATTTACCATCAATGGGTTCCAAAAAACCCTTTTCATGTAATAGTTCATCCTTGTAAAATACACCCCCCCCCAAAAATATTATTTCTTCTTCTTCACTAAATTTTTTTTTTATTTTATCCCCAATCCATTCATTGATGTCAATGGACGGAACATCAATCAAATGTATTGTGAAAACACAACAATTTTTTCCCGCAAATTCAGTTTTTGCGACCTCAATTGATTTTGAAGCAGAATGCCATATTGAATCTCTTATTGTTTTGGATTTTCCGTGGCCACGATAGACGGTTGTTGTAATTGGTGGTTGTATTTCACAAAAATCACGAATTCTTAATTTACTTTTAGATGTCAAATGTTCTTCAACAACATAATCAATTAAATCTGCTTCAATTCGTTCATCCATTATATTATGCATTAGAAAAAAAAAGACCTATTATATCGGTATTACATATTCGGTCTATGATGCTTTCAGCTTACATATTAGAAAAACGTGTGGGTGTGCATTGGCTCAACGTTCCGTCCAAATTGATTTTGGGAATGAGTGTATTGGGGTAACCGATGCGGTCTTTCAGTGTGTAAGCATTGTAGCCCGGAATCATAACGGAATAGGCGAGTGCATTGGCAACCGCAGAACCATAGGCTTGGCGATTGGCAAATCCGCCATTGGTAATTGTATCGTATTTCAACCGAGCCAAACGAGTGCTGCTGGACACGCCCCCATTGACTGAGAATTGAGGATTGGAAGGTTTATAAAACAATTGAACATAGGGTGGAATCAGTGTTCCCGCATTGGGTGCATCGAAAATTTGGCTCGTGGTAAATGCGTTGTTGGCAGGATAGGACGCCGCATAAATGCCCAAGGCTTTTGGCAAGGCATTGTTCGAAAAAACAAATTGAGGAACAGACTGTGTGGTTGACCATGCCCCCCCTTTGTCGAATTGATCGCTGGGGAAGGACGATGAAGCCAGCGATTGCAATTCGATGCGACCCAACAGAGTGTTGTAAGAAAAAACCAACAAAAATTGTTTTGAAATATTGATTTGATTGACATAATAGTGGGTATTGTTAATCAGGGTGGTTTTGAAGGCTTGATCAAATGAAAAAATATCATAAGACCCATCGGGTATGACAACGGTGTTGGTGCTTCCGTCTAACCAAACATATTGGAAAGTGTTGTTGTTCGATTGTGCCGAAATTTCTGCTCGGGGGCAATGAGACAAACCTTGTGGGGAATAAATGTTTGTTTTGGAAGTGCCTGTTCCGGGTTCCACCGTTGCGTCGCCTTGGCGAATGAAACTATAGTTGTTTTGTTCAATCGTTCGGTTGCGACTCACCAAATATTGGCGTGAATCGGTGAAATAGGCGGGGTCGTTGTTTCGGTTGTTGCTAAATTTTTTGGGAATCATTCCCGAACTCCGCAAACGTCGTCTGGCGTCCAATTGAACCGAAAAGCACGTGTTGGAAGAAGAGGTCGAGGTTGATAAGCATTGTGTCGCCGTATTGCAAACGCCCACATTTTGTTGGCCTTCAGCAATTGTGTTTTGCGTTCCTTTGCACAAGGACGAGGCGTATTCGCTGATTAAAAAACCGTTGGGTGAGGTCAATTCATCTATGGTGACAGATATACGTGGATTGCCCTGCGAAGTTGTATTGACTGCGATTTCTTTTCGATAAGCGTGTTTGATGGGTCGGGCTTTGAACAATATTTTGCCCATGGTTGCGTTGGTGTCTTGGGTCGGTTGCAAACTGGAGGACAATTGACTGAAGACTTTTCCTTTCCATGGAATTATTTTATGTTCAGCATATGTTGTCATGTTCTATTCTTATATTATAAAAACAAAATTTTTATCGTGGTCATCTGTTTGACTCAACAAAATATTGATATAGTTTATAGAATGAAATTCTCGCTTCCTTCTCTCAAAAGGTCTCTTCCTTCTATGGTCGTTCCTTCAATTGTCGTTCCTTCAAGTATCGTTCCTTCTAAAAAGATTGTTTTAGGTGTTTTGCTCCTTGTTTTTCTGGCATTCATCCTTTACTCATTGATAAACAAGAACCCATTTGAAGGATTTGCAGATAAAAAAGACGATAAAAAGAACAAACCAACTCCATCACCATCACCCACTCTGCCAATGAAAAAAGCATAGGCAAACACATTATCCGTCCAATTTAACGATGCTCTGTTTGCCGATTTGTTTGGTGAATAAAAAACGTTCATGATACATGGTTCGCCGACGTAAATTGCAAGACAAACAGGAAATGACAACATTTCCACTATTGTGTCCTTTGTCGTTGTCCAACCGTTCCAAAGTCCATTGACAAGGCTCACGCACCCACTCATGCAAAAGTTGAACTTTGTTTTGGCAATAATAACACGATAGTTGTGATGTTTGCAACAAGGCGATGATTTGTGGAAATTGAATGAATTCGTCCATGTTATAAATACCATTTTTGATGTCTTGGTATTTGTATCCGCTCATTTTTTGGCAAATTTGCCGTTGAATGTTTTCCCGTATTTTTGCGTTGTATGGAAAAGGGTCTAAATAAAAATGTTCCACTGTTTGCAGACATTCTTCGAAAGGAATGTCCGCAATCCACTTTTTGTCTTGTGTTGCAATGCGTTTGGTTTTTATTTTTTGCGAAGAAGTCTCACGTGGTGCATCGAGGTCTTGTGTTTTTTTATGATGGGTCTTTATGAGTGTCGGGAAAAATACAGTTTTCTCCATAAACAATATAAAAATAATTTATTATAAATAAGAACGAGATATAAAATGATGACACTTTTACAAACCGATGAAACCGTATTCGAGGCAGAAACACAAGAGGTTGTATCACCACCTGCGACAGTAGGACTTACGACCATGGAACTCGCAAAAACAATGACTGACCCGAAAAAAGGAAACAAACTATTGAATTACAATGATATTGATTCTATTATGGGAAGAGAACAACAAAAAAACAAAAATGACATTTGGTCAAAAATCGACAAGAGTCTCAAACTCCAAAAACTGGAAGCCTTTGCGGAGAAATACGGAAAGGAGCATGAATATTCGCAAAAGGAAATCCAATCGTTGAATCAGTTTTTCGTTTCGGCATTGGAAAAGGGAAAACTGCAAAAAACAAAAGACGTGATTTATAATAAAGAAACTAAAGAGATTACCAATATACCTGCACTCATCTATGATGCAAACAATCACAATTATACGCTGAAAAACATTGATGTGAAACGAGTTTCCACATTGAAATCATTGACCCCAAGAAAAAATTGAAAAAATAAATACATAAAAACACTCCGATAATGAAAACATAAGAATGCAACAACCTACAGGACTCATCAATTTAGGAAACATGTGTTTTATGAATTCGACGATTCAAATCATCCGCCATACGAAATATTTGAATCAGTTTTTGGACAATAACTCTTGTGAAAAGAAAAACATTGTCGAAACCGTGATTTACAACGAATGGAACGACTTGCGAAATTTCATGAATACCAAACCCGCAACAGTTTCACCGAAACGTTTTGTCTATCAAATTCAACAAACCGCAAAGGCGAAAAACATGGATTTATTCACGGGATATTCGCAAAATGATTTGGCGGAATTCCTCTTGTTTTTCGTCGAATGTTTGCATTCCAGTATCTCTCGACCTGTTGTAGCCAAGGTCAGCAACCCCCAGTTGTTGCAAAACACACCCGCCAAACAATGTTTCGAATTATTGAAAAACATTTACGCAAAAGAATACTCGGAAATCATGGACATATTTTACGGTATTTACATATCGGAAATCTTGTCGGAGGACGGCAACATCATACACAATACGGTGGCAGAACAATACCTGATATTGGATTTGGAACTGCCCACCGACCTCAACCAACCTATAAATCTCTATGATTGTTTAGATAAATTCACTCGTCCCGAATTGCTCCAATACGAAAACGCTTGGTTCAACGAAAAAACGGGGCAAAAAGAAAACATTCAAAAACGGATGCGGTTCTGGAATTTTCCCAAAGTCCTCATTATCACTTTGAAACGATTTTCACCAGACGGGTTGCATAAAATGAACCAATTCGTGAATTACCCAATTGTGGATTTTGATTTGGAACATTATGCATGTGGGAACAATGCCGAGCAATATGTGTATGACCTCTATGGTGTTTGTTGTCATTACGGAATGATGAATGGGGGGCACTATACGGCGTATATAAAAACGGGGGGAGAATGGATGCACTACAACGATTCCACCATTGAAAAATGCAAATTCACGGATGCTCTTTCGTCTTATGCGTATTGTTTGTTTTATGAAAAACGGGAATGATTTATTGTATTGTGTTTTCAATACAATAAAAAATAGCATTATTCTATATTATGAAAACAATTGTTCTTTTGACAGGCGTCATTGTTGTTTCGCTCATTTTAGGTTTTTTTATTGGAAACAAAGAAGGGCTTGAAACAGTTGGACAGCAGACAGGGTCTGCTGTAGCGTCGGAACAGCCAACGGCAGAAGCAGAAACAAGGTCGCCGCCACAACAACAAGACCCCCAAACCATATTTTACAATATATTCAATAAATCCAACATCATCGTGTTGTTTTGGGTTTTAGCCATTTATTATATCTTGTATATTATTTTGAACGTCTCTCAACAGACGCAGTATGTTTCCATGGGTCGTTTTTTCGACATTGTTGTTTTTGGAATCATCATTCTCTATATTGCCATTACCTACATGTTTCTCCCCTTGGACAACCAAGAGGCGATATTGAAGGAAACGGGGAACTCGTATATGCAATACTTGGATGATCCCTATTCCCTCTTTTCTTTGTCGCTGTTTCTCATTGTTTTTTATTGCATTCTTTTTTTCTTCAATATCACCGTGAATGGAACTGACAAATCATTTATCGTCAGCATTGTAGAAAGTCTGGCTTGGATTACATTTGCCATTTTGATTATTGTTGATTTTTTCAAATATGTATTGGGTATTTCCATTCTTTCTTTCATCACTGACGGTATTTCTTCGTTTTGGAACCAATTGCCAAAAGAACAAGCAGTGGCAAATGCTGTGGCGGTTCAAGGTGGTGAAAAGGACGAGGTCTTTCACATTTCAAACAATATCTATGATGCCAATGATGCGGAAGCCGTTTGTTCCAGTTTTGGTGCAACTCTGGCGAATTACAATCAATTGGAGGATTATTACAAACAGGGCGGTGAGTTTTGTGGGTATGGATGGAGTGCAGATAAATTGGCTCTTTTTCCGACACAAGAGTCAAGTTGGCAAAAATTGCAAAACACAGACCATAAAAATGTCTGTGGCAGACCCGGAATCAATGGTGGTGCATTTGACCCGAGTATTAAATTTGGGGTCAATTGTTTTGGGAAAAAGCCGAAAGCGACCCCTGAGGATTTACTGGCCATGACGACAACCGTTCCCCCCAAAACCCCCGAAGAAATCGCCATGGAACAAAAGATACAATTTTACAAAGACAACGCCGACAAAATGATGGATGTGGTTTCCTTTAACAAAACACAGTGGAGTGAGTGGGGTTAATAAAAAAAGGGATAATCATCTGTGGATAACGAAGACGACGAATCATGATGTGACGATGAGTCGTGGTGATGGTTTTTATGATGCGATAAAACTTCTCCGTTTTCAATTTGAGCAACAGCAGGGGCAGTGTTAAACAACCCAAAACCACTGGTCAGTCTTTGAAAAAAGGTTCGAGTGTCGCCACTTGGGTTGTTTCGTCGGTAATTGTCAAACACAGTATTGTGAAACTGTGTTTGTTCTCGAACAATTTGAGTCTCTTCTTCTTCTCTCAATTGCAATTGAACTGCAACTCCTGTTGCAACAAACGAAACGTCATTAGCTTCTCTCAATGTTCCATTCAATTTCATAATTTCTCTCAAATAATGTTTGGATTTCGAATAAAAACACAAGACGGCTTCCACTTTTTTCACTGTCGCATTAAAATCATCCATGCATTTGTCCATTTCTATTTCTCCCGACACCAGAGTGTAAATAGTTTCCTTTGCATTTTTCATCTGCCAACAATATCGAGCCTTTGTTTTGTATTCATCAATCAATCCAGAAAGAAACCGCACAAACAATTCTTCGTCCATCAAGTGTTGCTGGGACAAAAAAGAGGCATAATAGGGGTTTTCAGTTAAAAAGGCAATCGCATTCATTTGGTATTGTTCGAAATCCACCAACGTTTGTTCTATGGTGTTCATGTTGATTGTCTGTTCTTTTTTTCGTTTTTCCATTTCCAACAAACTTTCTATGTTTTTGTATTCGATTGTTTTTTTCCTTGCGGAAATCATAAACATCGTATCTTTGGTTGCGTTCAACTGATCAATGTCGTGTTTCATGGTTTTCAATTGTCCCTCGTATTTTTTAATGACACTCGAAATGATTTTGTTTGCCAAAATTTTATCGTCCATTTTAAAATTGCGTTTGAACAATTCCGTGTTGAATGCCCATTTGTCCTGATGAATCGCCCACGGTTTCCCGCAATGTTTGCAGTCATTGCATTCATCATACGACACTATAGTGTTGATGTTGTTCTCCCAAGCAACAGGTGGGCAAAACGCCTGCATTGTCCCGTCGTATGCAACGCATTCTCCTTCCACAATGGTTGCAATTGGGACACTTGCAATAGCGGCTGCTGGATAGAGCGGGGGAGCAGAAGGTTCTTGAATTTCGGGGGTTTTCCTAATATCGTCTGACATTTGTATTATGTTGTTTTATTTGTTTATGTTTGTTTATGTTTGTTTTATCGTTCCGCTTATACAGTTCTACCTTTCACTATAGAAACGAATACTTTGTGAAAGATAAAAATATAGGAAACCGAAAAGAAAATCAATTGAAAATAAATCAAATACCTGAATGTATCGCTAAAAAAGGGGCAATTCAAATTAATGACGGTTTTCAACTGTTCAAAATAATAAAACAGGGCAATATAGATAATTGTCAAACAACCAAACAAAACACTCAACACTTTGAAAATGTTTTCTCTCATGTATTCCGATTTCGTGGCAAACAATTTTCTCAATTGAATGAAATTAAAAACGAAAAAACACAATAGGACGATTTCGGCGGTAAAAATCGATTTCAAATGAAACATTGTCTCTGCATTGTTTTTGTCCAAACAGATTCCGTCAAAATAGTGTTGAGCCAAAAATAACAAGACGACCAACACAATACTGATGTCCAAAAGAAACAAGACCAAGGTTGAATTGTAATGTGTATCAATCAATTCATCGATATTTATTTCCATTGCCATTTTTATATTTCATGGATAAAAAATGTTTGTGAATTTTTTATTCATGCTTTTTTGTTTATATGTTCAGTAATTGATTTTTTGTATTGAACCATAGTCATTTGAAATTCGTTTGATAAAGATGAATTGTTCAAATTATCTTCAATTCTGTTGAGTAATTCTCTATATCTTTCAGGATGAGTTTCTGTTAAAAATCCATAAAATTCTTGATTTCCCAGTCCAAAAATTATTTTATCAATTTCTTTTAATTCATTCAATTCATTTTCATCTTTTATTTTATCAAATAATTCCATCAGTTTGTCATCATCACTTACAGTTGTCATTGTATGTCAAAATACAACACAGTCTTTATATTATTTTTTTGCCCGTTTTTTTCGATTGTGTTTTCGTTTTATGTAATTGCTTCTTGTTTTCATTTGAACCGAATTCAAAAATGAATCAAACATGTCGTCGTGTTTGTCTTTGTGGTCATGAATGTCCATGACACATTGCGGACACGGTGGTTTCGTAATGACGGTCAAACCGATGGGAGGATACAAATTCATTCTTGAAAAATCTTCTATGGTTAAATTTGACATTATATATTGTCTTTATAAAAAAATCACAAAAACAAACATAAACAAAGAGAGCCTCTGTTAAACAATGGATAAATCCAATACTTTAAAGGCGTTCAACACCTTGTTCTTCCTGTTTTTGGACGACATCATAGGCATCTTTCCCGAAAAAGCCGATTTGGTCGTTTCCAAAACATCGTTTGAAACCATCAAACGGTTGAATGTATCGGCGATTGCGAAAGCGTGGTTTTATTTTGTTTATACGCCCTACAAGGACAAAATCATGGGGGGCGATATTTCCTTTTTCATTGACAAAGATTACAACGAAGACTTGTCGCTGCTTTCCAACTCAAAAGACATCATGATGGTCATTGACAACATTCGTGGTCCCATTCGTGAAATGAGTGAGGCCAACAAAGCCCATTCGCTGAATTATATGCAAAAATTGAGTCAATTATCCGAAATTTATATGGGGATGACGGCGGTTTAGACCCGTCAAAAAAGAGGGGGTTTGCATTGTAAGAATTTATAGGTCATTCCTATAGTGTTTTTGTTTTCCCAAACCCCCGATATTTTAATGACACAATCATATTGGCAACTGAATAAATTAAAATGATTCATGTCTTGAAATTGAGGGGGGGTGAAAGAATTGAGTTTTATCATTCCCAATGCCAATTGTTTTTTAACGGAAACGGTTGTCAAAGGGGGGTGTGATTTGTGAATACCCGTATAGTGTTGAAGAATAATATTTTCAATGTCTGTTATTTCATTTAAAATATGGCTGTTTTCGTGTATGTCAAAAAAGGCGGTGTTTTTGAAAATGGATTTTATGTGAATTGGAAAATATACATACAATCCGCTTACCGTTAAATGTGAATCCGAATAGATTAATTTTGTGAAATTTCCGTCCATGATAATATTGTTTTTTTTGTCTAAAAATTGTATATTGTCAAATTCGATTTCGTTTGCATTCAATATAACATTCATTTTGTTGTATTGAATATTTGTTTTTTGTTTATGTTTTTATACTTAATGATCCCCTCAAATTCAATTTGGAACAATCTGGGTCTTTTGTTGCTTTTCTCCACATTTTATCCCAACTATCCGCAACTGTTGCACTCCCGAATTTCCAATAAGAATTGTCTTTGTCAGTGTCAAGCACCTTATAATACACTGTCGATTTATTATCACACTTGATGGATTCTCCATTCTTAATTTTACTTTGATCATAATAGAGTGGATTTTTTGTAAGCGAAGCGGTGGGTGTAGTTGTAGTAGGTTTCGTGGTAGGAGCAGCGGTCGTAGGTGCGGTCGTAGGTGCGGTCTTAAGCGAAGCGGTCGTGGGTGCAGAATTGACTGTTGAAGCAGAACGAACCAAACTGTTTGCGGAAAATGTGGATGAATCCGCTGACGCAACCTCTGTCGCAGCAGTCGTTGGAGCAGCGGTCGTAGGTGAAGCAGTCATAGGTGAAGCAGTCGTAGGTGAAGCAGTCGTAGGTGAAGCAGTCGTAGGTGAAGCAGTGGTTGGTGAAGCAGTGGTTGGAGCAGCAGTTGTTGGAGCAGCAGTTGTTGGAGCAGCAGTGGTTGGAGCCATGGTTGGAGCCATGGTTGGAGCAAAAGTCGCAAGCGAAGCGGTCGTTGGTGCAGCGGTCATAAACGGAGTTGTCGTTGGCGAAGCGGTCGTTGGTGCAGCGGTCATAAACGGAGTTGTCGTTGGCGAAGCGGTCGTTGGTGCAGCGGTCATAAACGGAGTTGTCGTTGGCGAAGCGGTCGTCGCAGCAGTGGTTGCCCCATCATAAGAAGTATAATTTCCATTGGACACAATAGGTTGTGTTGTGGTTAGGTTCAATAAAATATTTAAAATACCACTATTTTGGGCATTGACAATTTGAGAAGTGTTCAACAATGAATTCATAAATAAATCGGCATCGTCTTTATTGACAACATAGGCTTGGGATACAGAATTGCGAAAAGCGAGTTCCGTGGAACTCAATTGAGAAGACAGCGTTTGAACTTGTTCGTATGCATTTCGTGCATCTTGAGAACCATTGTAGGCGGTTGAATTTACAGGGTATTTTTCTGTCAAAAATTCAACCGTTTTGTTGATGTTTTTTTTAACTTCATCAATGGTTTGGTCAATGGTCAAACACAATTTATTGATTTTATTTTTTCCAAAGACACTTACGGTTTCCATGGGGGAATTAGTTAAATAATTGGGATATTCAGTAGGAAATGGCATGATAGAAACAGAAATGGGTTGGGTTACAGACGAATCATACCATGGTGATACATTCACAATGTTTTCTAATGGTTCATACACCGAAAAAGACCCGCCACGATAGAAATATGAAACCAAAATAAAAACAATCAAAAGAACAATCGAAATAATTAAAACAAGATTTAACATTGTTGTGTATATACAATGATGGATAAAAAAGATTATAACAATAACCTAAAATATCTTGATACAGAGTATAATGATTTCATATTCAAAAATAACATCGATTGTCTTTCTTTTGACCATCCTTTTCATTTCATTGTGGATGACAACCTACAAAAAAGACGAAACAACCGAATCGTTCGCCCTACTTGACAAACTGGGACCTATTGTGTTTGACTCTTCGCTTTTATCGACAGAAAAGATTGATGCCATGAAGGCATTGAATCCGCCCATCGACGACGAAACAATCGCCGCCTTTTTGAATTCGGGGAATGACCCCGACGGTATTGTGTCCGACATCAAAACCTATTTAGGCAGTTGCCCTGCTGACGACACTTATGCAACCACAGATGAATGAATTCTGGTTCATTCGGTAAAAAACCTACGCAAAACACTATAGTGTGGTTTTTCATCATGTTGCAAGGAATAGCAATGCTGTAAATATTTGAAAATGTCGGTTTCGGCAAAAAAGGCGGCAAGACATTCCAATTTTTTCCATTCCCGTTTTTTCAACATTTCGGGATGTTTGATATGGTGTTCGGGATACACAATTTTTTCTCTCGAATGCATGTTGGCTGTGTCTTGTATGTCGCAAGTGTCGTTGCCATTAGGAAATCCAAAACACAAAAACAAATAGACAAACCCCAGCGAAATCAAATCATCACGGCGACTGGGTTCGTGTCCATTGTGAATAAAATAACTAATATATTGAGGAGTTCCTATAATGTCTTCTCTCAAACCATTGGGTTTGTGTTGTCCATTCTCATCCAAATAAAAAGTTGAAAACCCGAAATCAATCAAATGTATGATGTCGCCGCCGTTTCGAAACATAAAATTAGAGGGTTTGATGTCCCGATGAATGACACCATACTTGTGTATGTTTTCAATCAAGGAAATCATTTGTATAATATAATGGCTGGGGTTTCGAGAGAACGTTTCGACAGTGCAAGGACAATCATAATAGGTCATAATCATGGTCGGCAACGCATTGTGCAAACCAAACCAATACAGCAAGGGTATGCCGACACATCCATTTTTAAACAAAAAATGCAACATTTCCGTTTCGTGTTTCAACAGGCGACTCTGGTTATTCATTTCGATTTTGATGGCGACGACTTCTCTCGTGAATCGATTTTCTCCTTTGAAGACTTCGCCGAATTTTCCTTTACCGACGAATTCAATGATTGAATATTTTGAATCCATGCGATGATAAAACATAATATTGTCTCTTTATATTTAAAATGCAGTCCGTCAATTTCCCAAAAATGTATTTAATCATGATGGCAACACTTTATCTGGTGTATTTTATGATTTTCATAGGGATTGCGTCCGTCAATTATACTTATTTGCGTGATTTTAGTAGTTTCGTTCAGTTTTGCGTCGCCGTGTTTTTAATCTATAAATTCAATCCCTTTTTCAATAACAGTAAAATAACATTGAGTGAAGGTGATTCCATTGTCATCAACGGTTCAGGAGTGTTTTTGCTCATCAATTTAGGTGCAACCGAATTTGCGATACGTTTCTATAATGACATTATACACAAAAGTAAATTAGACACTATACCTGAAATCATCACAACCTACAATGGAGAATACAAAAACAAGCAACGCTAATATTTATGACAAAACATTGCAGGATATTTCCACCGAGGTCTTCAATGTCTTGAAAACAAAGTTTGTGGGAGACGTTTTGAGAGAAATGTTGGACAAATTGGTCGCCTATCAATACGTCGATGAAATATACAAAATCAAACAGGGTCGATTCATTCGTTGGATTACACCCAAAGGCGTTTTGACAAACGGGGCTATTGTGGCAGACATTAAATTTTTAGACAACGGAACACATGTGTTGTGTAAAAACAGCCGAGGGGGGTTCATTCAAATCAAATTTGACCATTCCATTCTTTTTCAAAAACTAACACCAGACGAAAATCTCATTTTAACCGCCAACAATATGATGACGACGTTATAATTGAATGATGACTTCTTCGAGAGATGGGTATAAATTCACAGGTATGGTTGTATGAGCATTCATATTCGTTGGTGTAAGTGTATGATGGTGGTGATGAGACAAATGTTGTTTGTGATTGTATTTTCGGGTAATTTTGCCCAATTTAACGTTTTTCTTTTTGGTGTAAGCATGGACAATATAGAAAAAATCTTTGATGAGGTGCATCAGTTTTTTTGACACAAAAATATCGTTCTTTCTCTCGAAATCGGTTTTGAAGAAATCATTTATTTTGGATTCGTTAAAAAACATCGATATTTCGGTCTTGTGTTTATGGATGCTTTTGATTTCTTTTGAATCGAAAATACTGACGGGTTGAGAGAACAATCGGGTTAGTATGGTGTATTTGCTTAAATTATGATGGTAGGGTTGTGGCTGTATATAATAAATTTTCTTGTTGATCATTTTAGGATGGTATGCGTCGTCAATGAAACAAATCTCGGTATTTTTGGACAATACTGAACAGTTGATGAAATCGTCGTATGTTTTCTTTTGTGTGGTTCTTGCGAATTCGATGATTTTGTTTTTTATTTTGAATGCATAAATAATTTTATCAAAAAGGGGAATATCTTCCTTGATGGTTGGTATTTTGGAACAAATATAACGGATGATTAAATTCACCCAATCCACGGTGGATTGATTGTTTGTGTAAATGAAAATTTTATAGCATTTTCCTTGAATCTTCTTAAAATATAAAAATTCTAAAATGACTAAAATACCATATCGCAAAAATTCAGGATACAAATCCATTATTTTCTTCAACAATTGAAAAGCACCCTCGTTGTATTTATCGTCAGAGGTTAAATAAACGCAGTTTGTTTTCACTATAGAATCCCATAAATAATACAAATGCCCGAATGACCCCAATGTTTCATCGAAATCAAACACAAAGACCTTTTGTAATTTTTTCCTTGATTTAATAAATGGATGAAGTTTTATACATCCATTTATGTTCATAATAATATGTGCGTTTTTTATTTTACAATCTGTAATTTCTAACTGATTCCTCTACCCGATGATGGAATCTTTGATTCCTCTACCCGATGATGGAATCTTTGATTCCTCTACCCGATGATGGAATCTTTGATTCCTCTACCCGATGATGGAATCTTTGATTCCTCTACCCGATGATGGAATCTTTGATTCCACTGGTTGAATCAGCACCCGTTGCATTCCCCCCTCTTGTGGTAAGCAAACGATGGGCTTCCTTGTCCAAGCAAATATTGCCGTTGGATTTGGTAAGCCCCGAACCTTCGCATGTGCCGTTGCTGGGTAAATTATACATGACGTCCAATTCTTTGTTGGACGACGGTTGGCAAAACAGGCCATCAAACCCGAAGATTTTGCTGCATTCGCTGGTGTTTCCGCCGATTGTTTGCGATTGATGTGAATCCAATGCTTGGTTGCCACTATAGGTGGAATATTCCATTCGAGAGAAACCCTCTTTTTTCCTGAATATATTTTCCATCATACCAAATCCTTCCAATTGAAGGAAAAACGGGGGTAAAACGGCGGAGAGGAAAACGATGACCAACAAAAAGACGATTAAAAATGTTGCATTGGGAGATAAATATTTCATATACATAAATGCCAGATATTGTTTTTTCGCTAAACAATAAAAAGTGTTTTGTGTCTTTCGCAATAAAAATTGATTTAAAAAATGACAATATATAATAGTAGAATCATGAATCCATCTGTTCAATTGAAATTAGAGGAAGGTGGTGTTTATAAATTTACGTTGTCGGGTGTCAATGTTTCGATTGCGAATTCCATTCGCCGAACTATTTTGTCCGACATTCAAGTCGTTTGCATCGATGCGGAGAATTGCAAATTTGATGTTAATAATACACGTTTACACAATGAAATATTGAAGGAACGGTTGAACGCCATTCCCGTCTTCACAAAAGATTTAGAAAAATTGGTGAAAGATTATTGTGTCGAGGTCGATGTCAGCAACAAAACCGACAACATCATCTATGTCACAACCGAGGATTTCAAAATCAAAAAGAAATCTTCAGGGGAAATGATTGGCAAAGAACACCGAGACCGCATTTTCCCTAAAAACGTGATTTCACAACACTATATTGATTTTGCGAGATTGGGGGCGTATGTGGATGAGACGGTGGAAACAGAACAAATCAAATTCACTGCGAATTTCTGTTTGCACTCCTCCAAGGAAAACGGATGCTATAGTGTTGTCTCCAAATGTGCCTACGAAAATACGAAAGACCCCGAACGAATCATGACGGCTTGGAAAAAACGAGAGGCAGAATTGTTGAAAGACATTGCGAATGTGGAGGACATTTCGCAAGTGAATACCGATGAAAGGCAGGCCGTGGAGAGTCGCATTCAATTTGAACACCGTGATTTTCTCTTTTTAGATGCTCAACGATATTTTAAGGACGACAGTTTTGATTTTAGCATTGAAACCATAGGTGTATTCACAAATCAGGAAATCGTCTTGAAAGCATGTGTCTTTTTGCAAAATTCATTTCATAATTTCACAAAGGATTTGGAAACGGGAAAATACATCATACAGAAGAGTAGTTATATGCAGGAGCACTCTTCCACCATGGAGAATTCGTATGATGTGGTGTTGGAAGACAAGGATTATACGTTTGGCAAAGTCATCGAATTTATTCTGTATGAAAAATTCTTCGTTGAAAAACAAATTTTGAGTTTCTGTGGATTCAAAAAGTTTCACCCACACAATTCCTATTCTGTCTTGCGTATTGCCTTTCACGAAAAAGTGGAATTGGAAGACGTCTATAGTAAATTGATTGAGTCCGCCAATTATGCCAAAAATATTTATTCCAAACTTTATACATTGATTAAGTAAAACGACATTCAACCTATTTCAATCCGCTATTTTTTTATGTGCATTGAAACTGACAAAAATGTTTATGAATTCCCATCCATTCGGCTAAAATGTGCATGGTCGCACCAATCAAGAAAAAGAGTGCCCCATTGTTCCATTCTAAAAACAAACAGGCAAAATAAGCCAACGCCAAAACCACAAAACCTTCCACTATACTCTCCATCACCAATTTATCTGCGGAGAATTTGGCAACGCTGATATGGTGTTGATGATTTTTTTTACATGCAAACCCTTTTTCACAATAGTAATCTTGTATTTTTAGCCAATACCCGAAAAAATGTTTGCAAAACCCCGCAATAAAACAGGCGACATAAAACTGGCGTGTTAAAAGAAATGCGATTTGAAACCAGACCACCAAATAAATTCCAACAAACAGAGATTCCAATGTATAATGCATGGTTGTATTATATATTGTGTAAAAAATTGACTGGAGTATTTCTATTTAAAAAAACGCACATACACCAGACAAGATGGAAAAACACGTCAATAAAAAAACGGAGGACTATGTCATCGAGATGAAGACGAATTTACGGCGAAAAATCATGGATTTGAATTTTTGCGAAACCGAAAAAACGAATGACCTCATTGAATATTTGAACGAATACGAGAGATTGGTTTTCGCCAAGGGCGATTTCGTCAAACGCAACCGTCTTCAAAAATCCATTCCCCATAAAAACCGTTGCAACGCCAAATTGCAAAACGGAGAACAATGCACACGACGCAAAAAGAGCGAGTGTTCTTTTTGCGGGACACACACGAAAAATGTCCCGTATGGTTCCGTTGAAATCGACCCCAAAAAAATGAACATGAAAGTCGATGTGTTTGCCGTGGAGGTGAAAGGAATCGTCTTTTACATTGACGGCGAAAACAATGTGTTTAAAACAGAAGACATTTTGGAAGAAAAAGAAAACCCCGCCGTCATCGCCAAAGCGGTGTTTAACAATGGTGTGTATTGTATCCCCGATTTAAACATATAGGGTGTCGGTCGGGTTCTCTCATGTTTTTTTTATTTTTCGTATAATGTCCTCCTTGGTGGTTTCTTCACGGTTTTCCAAAATAAATTGTTTTAATTCTTCCACTTTTTCGAGATTTCCATCATAAAATTCATTTAGTAATTTTGACAAACTTTTTTGTGTCAATGGTTTTTTGGACGTTTTGTTTTTGTATTCAATATTGCCGTCATTGATTTCAATGCTCCGGTCTTCAATGCCGTGTGTTTTCATAAGTTCAATTAATTTCAACGAGGTTTCTTTTCTCTCTGTTTTCAAACGATTGGTCTCCACTTGCATGTTTCGAATTTGATTGTCGAGAGAAACCCAATCCCTCACAATTTTCTTCAATGCATCTTTTTGTTGTTCCATTGCATTCAAATGGTTTCTTTTTTTTATATTATTGTTTGACCTTCAAAGGTAAAAATAAAAAATAAGTTCTTCAACCAATATATAATGTCTATGTTTTCATTCAAAACAAGGAGTTCATCCAAACCGCAAAATGAGGTTCAATTCACAATCAAAACCACAAAACCTGCATCTGCGACAGCAACAGCGATAGCACCCCAGACTCCCTACCCCGAAAAACCCGTCATGATATGGGGAAAACCCACGTGGTTTTTGTTTCATACTTTGGCATTTAAATTGAAAGACGAATCTTTCTCTCAAACAAAGACCGAATTTTTGAATTTATGTTTTCTCATTTGTCGCAATTTGCCATGTCCTTTTTGCACGGAACACGCAACCCATTATTGGGAAAACATTAATTTCGCTTATATTCAAAACAAACAGCAATTGAAGGATTTGTTTTTTGAATTTCATAATATGGTGAATAAAAAAAAGGGATACGCTATTTTTCCCAAGGCGGAATTGGACGAAAAATATTCCAAGGCAAACACCGTGAATATTATCCAGAATTTTGTCTTTCATTTCAGGGACAAATCCCATGTGTTTCGTAATATCTCGAATGATTTCTTTCGTGAAAGAGCCATTGCAGACATCAACAAATGGCTCACTGTCAATCTTCACTCTTTTGATTTGTAAAAAGGCTTCGGTCGCCAAAGGCTTTTAACGGTCGCCAAAGGCTTTTAACGGTCGCCAAAGGCTTTTAACGGTCGCCAAAGGCTTTTAACGGTCGCCAAAGGCTTTTAACGGTCGCCAAAGGCTTT